ATCCATCATCATTTGCAAATACTATTGTTTCTGCATTTTGAAAGAATCTACTATCTGCTACGTATGCTCTTATTCCTCTCAAGTCTGCCCAAGCCATTCCCTCGCCACCTTGACCTGCCATCTGTGTGCCAAGTATGCCTTGAGCGTTAGCCTCAGCAATATTATTATTGTAACCTAATATTCTGTACTGCGACTTATCACGTATAACTACACTAGTAAAAGAAGTGTTGGCTGTAATAAAGTCTGTTACTTCTTTTTGTATTGTTTTAGATACAACACCTAGTCCGTAGTCACCAAGTCTTTCTGTAGCACTTAAAAGTCTTAGACCGTCTGGACCAAGAAACATTACATCGCCACCAACTTCTTGTATTGTGTCTTTATCTACACAACCAATATCAGTTGTTACTGGTTGTAAGTTAAAATCACCTAAAGTATTTCCTAGTAGTTGAAATATAGATGACTCAGTAAAGATAATAAGCTGTTGTCTAAATACGATTAGACCAGTAATGTTTGCTCCTACAGATATTGTACCAGAACCATTAGCTGCTGTAAAGTCAGTATCTGTAAAGGGAGCAGTAAAAGTTAGTAAGTTATTTTTACCAAAAAATAAGTGATTTTTAAAACTTACTACAAACTCTGCTGCATTTACATCTGTAGGTGCATCGTTAAGTGCTGTAAACTGAGAACCATTGTATAGTGCAGGAACGTTAATACCATCAACTATAGCAATTTTTTCTGTTCCCGTATAGTTATACCTAGAAAATCTAGTTTTACCAGCATTTTCTCTTGACGTACTTAAAAAAGTTATAACAGCATTATCTGCAGGAGAGCTTGCTAGTGCAGGATCTATTGCTATTGTAGCTCCACCTGATGTAACTGTTGGTGTTGCAGTTACTGTATATATTTTATCTACACCTGCAATTTTAAATACATCGCCTAGTTGTGGTGTAGAATCTAATCCATCTACAACTAAGCTGCTTCCTGTTTGTGATGCACCGTTTACTAATACAGTTCCGTATGTAGGTACATTTACTAGTGAGAACCCAGTACCAGATGTTTTAACTAAACTTTCGTTTCTAGCTACAATAACTGAGTCAAGAAATACACCACACCCTATTGTAAGATGTTTGGTAGTTGTACTTGTAAACTCTACATCATCTCCGTTAGCAGGTGAGGCAACAAGAGTAGGTGATATATCTACAGTTGCTCTATTATCATCATCGTCAAAAGTAACACTTGCACCAATGGTATACTCAGTTTTAAACTCTAATGCAGTATCATCTGTAAGTACTAATGATAGTGTATCTGCTGCACTACCTATTGTAATATTTGGTGATGAAAAAGCTTGTACTGTTGTTCCTCTTGGAATACCAGTGCCAACAATTTCCATACCTGTTTGTATTGTACCTGTTATACCATCTATTGCAAAGGTAGTAGTTTTAAAAGTAAACTGTAATGCTAAGTTATCTGCAACAGTTACATTACTATTTAACACTACAGTAAAGTTACCTGCTGCTCCTGCTGTAACACTAGATACTGTAACATTACTTCCAATACCTACACCTGTTACAGCCTGACCTTTTGCTATAGTACCTGCAGCAACTGTATCTACAATAATAGTATTGTCTGCTGTTACTGCACCATTAACAAGAGCAGTTGGACCATTTGAAGTACCAATAGTAGATGTGCCATTTATGTTTGCAGTGCCATGCACTAGTTTAAACTTATCACCTGTTTCTGGTGTTTGTCTAATATTTGCAAGAGCTAAACTTGTACCAGTTTGTGATGCACCATGTACGACAGGTATACCATAAGGTGGTATAATATCTAGATCGTATTTATCGTAGCCTAGTATTCGTTTATATCCACCCTCGATAGATGGTTCAAAGTTTCTAAGAATACGTGCAGATCCAGGCATTTCCATACCTTGCTGCAAAGGACTCATATTAGTTATAAGCCCACCACTAAACTTAATGGGATATGTTTGGCGATTGGTAGGCATTTATTAGTTGACCTGAATAGTGTTGTAAGAAACGTTACCTCTGTTTACAACAGTAGATCTAGCATAATCGTAACGGTTAATATACAGGCTCCTCATTTGTTTTATTTCAGTCTCAAACTTTGTTTGCATAAGCATAGACTCTTGTGTTTCACCTCTAAACATATAGGCAAAGTGCATTGCACCATTTACGATAACATGTCTAAATTGTTCTGGGACTGTGGGTACATCAGTATCATTAATTAAATCAACAGGTAGTCTGTAATACTCGTAGACTAACTCGTAAGCTTTATCTGGCGGAGCTACTATACCAAAGCCATCATCAGGAGTTCTAAAAACAAACTCTGGTAATGCACGTATACCAGTAGAAGTATTGTATTCATAATCAGAATACTTTTCTAAATACTCTTCGTAAGATAGCAAACGAAGTTTTTTGGTGTCGTTTCCTAGTGTGTCATTTCGTTTAATACGAAAACTATCAAAGTCTAATACTTTAGAATCAGTAGGAGATGCATATCTTACCAAACCTGGGGTTAGTGTTTCAGTTTCTTCTACGTGATTAAAAGGCCATTCGTATTCGTGTTGATTAATAAAACGAATTGCAGAGTTAACTGCATCTTTAATCATAGAGTATTCACCAGTGGCTGTAAGGAAGTTTGCGTTTGTTCCTGTGCCACCTGTAAGTTCAACTTCGTTAAGTCTACGATTTATGTCGTTTACAATTCCAATATAATCATAAGCCATCTTAACGTTCCTTTAGTCGAAGTTTAATACTACGTTCTGCAGTACTTCCTGTATCGTCTGTCATCTGACAAAAGAAAGTATACTCTACATTGTTTGATCCACCAGCAATATTTATAGTTGCAACAGTATTAGTGTTTGTTTGAGACACATTTTGTATTGTATCTGTTACTGCATTACTAGAAGCGTTGGTTAAGTTTTGTCCTGCATTTAATTGTGTTTTTACATTATACACATTAGACTTTACAAACCATACTACTGAGTTAATTATAGCTGTATCAAGAAATCTTGACCAGTCTACGCTATAGTCTAATGTTTCATCAGGGTCTTTACTTGGCCAACGGAAACTCATTTTTAATCCTCATTAGCATAGACAACACGATCTGCTGATCTAGGCTTTCTTTTTATAAATACGAATCTATTTTGTTTTTCTACTATCACAGTTCTATCTTTAGAACTAGTAGTGGTTTGTGCGTCTACAAAAACTAATCTGTTTTGAGGTCTTACTAGCACAGTTCTTTCTGAAGGTGAAGTGGGCATTATGCAACCCTCGGTAGTAAGACAGTTCTTCTTTTATTGTATCTGTGTTTAACTGCTTCGTAATCAAATTGAATTGATGTTACATTTCCTACTGGTAAGTTTATTAAAGCAGAAGAAGATGCACCTACTAATTTTTCAGTAACACTTATATTAACACTGCCGACTGCACCTGTTGCTGATACACTTTGTAGTGATTCATCTACTACTGGTTCTGGTGCATTTATCGAACCAGTTAATTCTAGTCCTGTAATTGGTGGTGTGGCAGTTGCCCTAGTAGTTACTGCACTAGTACTAGATGTGCCAACTACTGTTCCTAGTTTTTCAGATACATTTGGTTTAATTGTACCTACTGTAAATGTAGCTGTTACACTTAGTAAGTCTTCAGAAGTCTTAGCTTCTATTGTACCTATAGCACCTGTGCCAGATACGCTTGCTAAAGATTCACTTACATTTACTGTTAGTGTACCTATTGCACCTGTAGCTGATACACTAACTAGGTCTTCATCTACCTGTGGTTCTATTGTACCTATAGCACCTGTGGCAGATACACTTCCTAATTCTTCTGCAACATTTTCTTTTACTGTGTTTATGCTACCAGTAGCACTTACACCAGTAAGTGTTGCACTATTGCCTACTCCTACAGAACCTATTGTACCTGTTGCTGATACACTGAGTAGGTTCTCAGATATGTCAATTTCAAAACCACCAACGCTTACAGTTTCTATTGCGCCAGTTGCACTAACTCCTGATAAGGCTACATTGGGTGATACTTTACCGTATCTAGCAGTGCCATGCCTACCTGTGCCATACAGGGCATCAGAGGAGTCATAAAAAGACATTTGTTAGGCAATACGTATTACGGCAGTACTCGCTGCTGCTGCAGGAAATTCAATAGTTAAGTCACCTGCTGTAGCACTTACAGTACCACCAAAAGAAATTACGCATATTGCTTTGTTTGAAGCAGAGGAATTGTAAATAATACAACCTGCTGCTGAAGTTGTTACGTTAGAAAAAACCTCATCTGTAAAATCTACTATGGCTGTAGTACCATCTGTACTAATAGTAGCACCATCTAGGTTTTGTCCACCTGCTGTGTAGTTAGTACCTGTTGCTTCGTCAGAGTTACCTGTAACGTCTGAGTAATTAGTTGTTGCTGCGCCATATGTACCAGACTCACCGCTTTTAATTAATGCAAGTTTTAATGTATGGGTATCCAGATCGTGGACACCACCCAGAACTTCTGATTTAAAACTTGTACACATTGCTGTTGTAATGCCCATGTTTGAATCCCTTTGTTTAAAAGTCTACGCAGTATTCCATCTTAGTTGTTTCTAATACTGCATCTTTATCTTGCCAAGTTGGAACATAAACACATTCTATTTGTTTATATCCATTTTCTTTAGCGTAGTTAAACCTATTATTTCCTATAGCACAACGATATTTAAAATCTACGTCTACAGGTTTATTAGGGTCTTGTCTGTGTGATTGCTCTTGCCAATAAACTAAAAAAGTTTCTTGTGTCCAAACTATAGGAGGCCAAAGCATTCCATTATTATCTAATGATTTTTTAATAGCAGCTAAAAAATTTCTATCTAGTAAAGCAGCTTCATCCATTTCGGTGTGTACTTCATCTAGATTAAATACTCTAATATCCCAACTAGGTAGTTTATTTTTAGCTTTAAGTATCATTTAGATGTGCTAAAGGGGCCACCCAAAAGCAGCCCCTAAAGTTATTTTATGCTAGTAAGTCACGGTCTACTTCATTAGCAGTACCGTCATTACCTGCATCTGTACAGTCCATAAGAACAGCCCAGATACGGAACTTACCTGTAGTAACAGCACCACCAGACAATGTAGCGATTGTCAAGTCGATGTTGTCAGCAGCTGCAGCCATTACTGGCTGATATGCTGCAGGGTTTTGTGCAACTACTGCTGCTGCTGATGTACCGTCAAAACCATCAACGAATACGTCAGCGTCTACACCAGTTCCAAGGTCTACAGTAAATGTAGAACCATCAGATGCTGTGTCAACCTCAATACCTGCATTTAAGATCATGTGACCTTTAGGCACTGCGATTACAGGAATAACGTCTGCTGCTGCAAGAGCTGTTCCTTTGTCTGACAAAGCAGTTGCTAAGTTCAATACAGTTTGAACATAATAAGGGTTGCGTCCACGCTGTGAGTTACCTCGTGCCGCTTGGAGTGTGTTATCACCTAATGCCATAATTCAGTCCTCCCTTACGCTGCGTTATATTTGGCAGTAACGATAGCTTCAGGACGAAGAATCTTTCTACCATATAGATGCATACCACGAACAATGTCAGCAAAGCTGT